ATGACGTATAAAGAGAGCTTTATTAAATTCATGGTTGACAGCGGAGTTCTTACATTCGGCGAGTTCACACTCAAGAGTGGCAGAAAAGCTCCCTACTTCATAAACACAGGCAACTACAAGACCGGCGCACAGCTTGCAAAGCTCGGTGAGTTCTATGCAGAGTGCATCCACGACAACGCCATTGAAGCCGATGTACTGTTCGGACCTGCCTACAAGGGTATTCCCCTTTCGGTAAGTGCTTGTGTGGCGCTGTTCAACAAGTTCGGCGTTGATGCAAGCTACTGCTTTGACAGAAAAGAGGTCAAGGATCACGGCGAAGGCGGTATGTTTGTAGGAAAACAGCTTGCCGACGGTGATAAGGTAGTTATCATAGAAGATGTAATGACATCGGGCAAGGCTTTAAGAGAAGTTCTTCCCAAGCTCAAGGGTGCAGCTGATGTAAATATAACGGCGATGGTAATAACAGTTGACCGTATGGAAAAAGCACTTGACAGTGATTTAAGCGCAGTACAGTCTGCCGACAAGGATTTCGGCGTAAAGGTTTACTCGATCGTTAATATCAATGACATAATCAGCGCCATTGAGAACGGCGTTATTGAGGGCAAGCAGTACCTTGACGCTATGAAGCAGTACCGCAGCACTTACGGCGTAGAATATTAATTGAATACTATTCCCTCTTGAAAAAGAGGGATAATATCGAGGTGTGGCTCAGTTTGGTAGAGCGCTGCGTTCGGGACGCAGAGGTCGCAAGTTCAAATCTTGTCACCTCGACCATATTTCTTTCAAACCGCATTTTTATGCGGTTTGTTTTTTACTCTACACGATTTTTACACGTTTTATAACAAAAAATCCCCCGACAGAGCCTTTTTGCTCCGCCGGGGGATAACTGTTTATTCAGCCTTTAAATCCTTAACGTACATCCATCCGGTAACATCAGTACCGATACCTATCAGCGCTTCCTTGCCGTCCTTTGACATCGTGATAACGTCAAAAATCGTCGTATAAACAAACGGATACGGTTCCGTGCCGTCAGAAAAAGTAGCACTGGCATTGACCTTAACTTTACCACCAACCTTTACTGCCTTAGCAGCATCTGCTGACGGTGCCGGCTGATTAGCAAGATAAAGATCTGATATGTATATCCAGCCTGTCCACTGATCACCAATACCGATACGGGCTTCCTTTCCGTTGCGTGACAGCAGCTGTACATCATAGACAGTGTTGTAGACTTCCGCAAAAGGCTTTGCACCGTCCGAAAATGTTGCTCCTGCCTTTACCCTGACCTTGCTTCCTACTGTAACAGTTGTGCTTGTGGGCTTCTTTGCCTTATAAAAAGACTTTTCGCCCATCAAGTACGGCAGAGAATCTACATACTGCGTACCGTCAAACACATCAAAGTGCAGGTGCGTTCCGTAAGAGTAACCTGTATTGCCTTCCGTGCCTAACACCGTGCCGGCTTTAACCTTCTGACCGACTTTAACCTTTACACTGCCCTTGACCAGATGCAGATAACGACTGTATACTCCGCTCTCGTGCTTGATGCGGACGTAGTTGCCTGCTGTATATGTATCACTAAAGCCGTCAACAAAATCCTGCATAGCGACAACCTCGCCGTCTGCTACGGCAATGGCATTGCAGGCATGACCTGCGTCATTGATAAAGTCCATACCGTGATGTGTGCTGTAAGATGGCTCTCTTGTGCCGTAATCGGCTGTGCAATACTCTGACTTGCTTTCCAGCACATGATACTTTAAATTGTACTTTCCACTCATATTATTCTTCCTCGCTTTCCTTCTTCAGCTGAACCATTATATCTTTCAGCTTCTTCGGCACGGGCAGTCCGAGATTGCCCGCATTTTCGATAATCGACAGTCCTTCATTCGCTATGTAAAAAAGCATAACCGCTGACATAGCCACAGGCGTACCGCCTAAAACATACATATCCGCTATGTGTCCGAGCGACACAAACACAAGGATCATCAGCTTTTTAGCAAGTCCTCTGAAGCCTACCTCACTGGATAACTGCTTGTTGATAGCCGCTACGACAACGCCGGTGATGTAATCGGTCGCCATAAACGCAATCAGTGCCCAAAACAGCCCCGTAACCTCGCCGTACATAAAACCTAAAACCGCTCCGACAGCACCTGCTATGCTGTCAATAATTATCTGTATCTTGCTCATTTTTTCGTCCTTTCTGCCTATTCGGCTAAAAAATCTTCTATTGCTATCATCTCGGCGGGTGTCAGAACGACATTCGTCGAGAGAATATCAATCTTTTCGGGTATATCAACATCAATGTTGAGCAGCTCCTCAAGCTCTGCATTGCAGACATCTACGTTTTCAGGGCGAATAACGTATTTATCACCGTCCTGTTCGCCGTATTTCTGCAAGAGCTTCTGCCTCTGCTCATTGTACAGCTTCGTTTCCTCATCTATTCTCCGTGCCAGCTTTGCCACAGCATACGACTGTATGACGGGCAGTTCCTTGCTCATCAGCTTGCTTATGACGGGGATTGCATTTACTACAGTTGATAACTTCATAGCTTCTCCTTACTCTGCGTCCTGTGCGGTATATACGGCAGTCTGAAACTCCGTATAATCCGCTCTGACTGTGGTTTTGTTTTCTTCATACAACTCAGCGTTCGATACTGTCATGCTCATCGTTACGGTCTTGTCCGTCCTTATGGTAGCACTGAAATACGCTACGGTCTGTTCGTTGCCCTCTCCGTCAGTGATATAGCTTGTACCGTCAAACTGTGTTGTTTTGTTACTTTTAAGCATAATTAACTCCTTTCGCTTAGTGCTTTTCTTAATCTTTTTATCTCATTCCACATCAGCGGAATAAACTGCTCATACGCAAGTGCGTATTGACTGCCATCGCCGTGTATATCGCAGAATCCTGCAAAATCGTCTGTTGTAAGCCCGCATTTTTGCAATGCTGTAAGCACATCCTGTGCAATAAAGCCGTAGTTTTTAGCGGTTGATGTGTCACCGTTATAGAAAAATGACTTTCCGTCAAGATAGTCGAATAAATTTTCAGATCCGCTCGGCAAGTCGGCTATATGATTTTTCATACGGGCATCAGACACGACCGTTATGCTTCTTGATGCATTAATAGGAGTGCCACTTAGGTAAAGTGTTTTTCCCGAATTTCCTATATAGAACACTCCATCCGAAGATACCGAGACGTATGGAGTTCTTCCATTGTTACCGGAATCCGATGCTGTTTGGAAGTATATGCTGTTACCTTTAACAGATTCGCTATCTGGGTACATAAAAGTAATACCATACGGGTCAATTTTTACCGCTTGATTTATCAGCACTCCGTTTGCGGAATCTATAAACATTCCTCCGATATTTCGATGAATAGCTCCGCAGTGAATACTTCCCGTTGCGGAATATACATTTGGCGACGATGCATTCTTACAGGTCATTGAAAATACCCCGGAATTAATAGTTATATTCTGAGAATAGCTACCATCGGTCAACGAACTTGTCAGACCTTTTCCCGACCCGTTAATTGTGATACTGTCACACTTTGCACTGCCATCTGGAAGCAACTGAAACGGATAACTCCATGACGTATCGGAAGCCTTCGCCTTTTTTCCAACATAAAGCCACGGGATGCCTGAAACATTTATCGGTCTTATAGTTACTGCCATAAGGTTATCGGAAGATGTTGAAGCGATGCCATCTTCTATGTTCCAGCCACCTATCGTTCCACCCGTAGCTGTAATAGTGCCGGTGCTGCTTACTTTGAAGTATTTGCTGTCCCACTCGCCCGTTGCCAGCGTCAGCTTCATACCAGTGCCTTTTGCAACATCATAGTTGCCGCTTTTGATAACTCCGCCCACAATCACATCACCTTTGATTTTGGTCTCCGCAATAATCTCCAAGGCCTTGCTTGTCAGCTCCATACTGCTTTCCGATGTTCCCGATTTTACAATCCACGATATTTTGTCGGCTTTCTGCTCTACGGCGGAAACCTTCTGCGTTACGCTGTCGTTTGTCGCATATGTGCTTTCAACAGTTGCCTTAAAGCCGTTTACCGTTTGCTCAAGACTTGACTGCTTGCTTGATAACGATGTTATTTCGGCTGTGGTATCCTCAGGAGCAGGTGACCAGTCCGTAGCCTTAGTGCCTTTTTCGAGCTTGATATTGCAAGCCTCAATCATGCCGTTTTTATCAAGCGCAAGTGCCACGCATTCGAGTTTTGCTATGTCGCTGTCATTTATCGTCCACGTCTTCTCGTAATATATCCACTTATCCTTTTCTGTCTGACTGCTCACCGTCAGCGACAGGGCATACAGCTTTTTATCATCTGCCGAGCGAAATCTTGCCATTACATACCCGCTTGCGTCAAGCTCGACATCGCTTCTGACCTTTATCCACGCCGACAGAGTGTAACTTGCGCCAACCTCGAAATCTGTCAGAAAGTGCCTCTTGTTCGTGCCAAAATATCGTGCATTGCCGGAATAGTCGGTTCTGGATATTGCAAGGCTATTTCCTGATATTCCGCCATCAACCGTTATTATAGTGTTACCGCTCCAGCCGTTTTTGATGTTCCCCGTGCTGTCATACAGCAGATTTCTTCCACCTATCTGTATACTGTCAACCGCCGACTTCGTGGCATACGTTTCTGAAACCATTGTCCGAAAGCCCGACAGGTCGCTTTCAAGAGCTGAAGTGCGGGTGCCGATACTGCCTATGCTTGCAGTCAGCTCCGTGAATTTTGCATTTATCGTCTGAGATGTTCCGTCTATGACGACCTTACTTGTATTAAGATAGGTGCTGTTGTCGGCATTGATACCGTCAATAACGCTCGAAATATCCAGCTTACTGCCGCTGATATGTGCATCATCAGCTACCATATCATTTTTGATAATGCCGCTCTTTATGCCGTCTTCGTGAAGTCCGTCATAAGAAGTAAACATTATCTTTCCGTTTGCATCGGTAACGTAAATGCCATAGTCGGATTTACCGTCCTCGCCTATCTGGACACGGACGGTATTATTTACGTCCTTGATCTGTATTGTGTTTCCGACTATCTGCAATTTTCCGCTGCTTGATTTTATCGTAAAATCATCGGTTTCGATGGTCTTTGACCGGAAGTTTGCGGCTGTAAGGTCCTTTATCAGCGCAGTCGCTATTTCCGCATTTTCGGCAGTCAGCTTTATAGATGTCAGTTCACCCGTTCCGGCTTTGCCCGACAGCAGAACATCTATGTTTGCAACATCGGATTTCAGCGCTTTAAGCGTTGCCGTATCGGCTACAAGCGTATCTATATCCGCTTTCTTTGCATACAGCTGTTCAACATCTGCTTTCTTAGCCGTCAGATTGTCAATCGTGGCTATTTGTGCGGAAAGCTCAGTAATATCAGCCTTTGTGGCATAGACGTTTTCGAGATTTGCAATCTGTGCATTAAGCTCTGCAATATCCGCTTTTTCGAGTAATGCTTGTTTTGCACTAATTATATCTGCGGTTATTCGTTCCGCCTGCTTCTGTGCAGGCGACTTATAGCTTTCGCCGCTGTCCGCAGATTGTTCTGTGGCGGGCGCTTCTATTGTCATAGACAGGCCGCCGTTATACGTCACAGAAATATTTGCTGCAGGAATTTTCACAGTTTCTCCGCCGTAGGTTATGCTCACCATATCCCACGCATCTATCAGCATATTGCCAAGCCTTAACGGAATTTCACCCGTGCGGTATTTAAATCCGTTTAATGACTTCTGCACCGTGTTCAGCTGATTTTGAGTCATAAACAAGCAATCGTATGTTATCGCAGTGCCTGTGCCGGCTGTAAAATCTCCGCACACCACACGTCCGACTGTAATATCGTCGGTAGCAACTGTGGGTGTATCATAGCAAAAATCGGACAATCGCACCGCCGTAGTATCAAACCACTTGAACGCTATCTTGCCGGTACGGTCACAAACGGTAAATTTGCCGTACAGCCCTGCGATATATCCGATTATTTCACGGCAGGTATAGCCCTCCGGCTTGTCCTTTATTGTTACCGCCGTAAGCCCCGAAGTATTAAAGGCAACGCCGCACTTTGTGGCAATCTCCGACAGCATTTTCAGCGTTGTAGACGGATATGCAAGGCTTGAGAAATAGCCTTTTTCCATCTTCGCCATGTTATCCTCAAGCGTTACCGACAACCGTTCTCCGCTCTTCTCAATCTTTTTTATTGTGAACACTCCCTGCGGGGCGTATTCTCCGTTCACACCAAAATACAACGTGCAAGTGCTTCCCTTTCTGACCGACGCAGGAAGTGCCGACAGCTCGACTTTTGCGTTTGCTATGACAGTTCCGCCCGGCACTATGCTCTCACTGCACGATCCGCCCGAATAGCTTACGCTGAACAGATCGTTCACCGTTACATTATTACCGAAATCCAGCTTGCAGCAGTAGACAGGCTCAGCACCATTAATGGCTGACAGAAAATCATCCGAAACATTTGTATACAAGCTATCACCTACCTTTCTATCAGATTTATTGACACGCTCTTGTAATAATAGCCGCTTCCTGCGTACAGCTTCCCTGTGGCGGTGAGATCTGTACTGTATGCGGTTATCTCCTTATATTCGCCGTCATAGTCGAATTTTACGGCAAAATAATCGGGTTTGTTCTCAAACAGATTACGCAGGCTCTTCACCTGCGCTTCTGTGAGAAAAGACCATTTAAGCTCTATCTTGTATTTCCAGCAAAGTATGCTTCCGACGGTTGTTCCTGCGGCATTTCTGCCGGTGTTTGGTTCCCACGTCTTGCATCGTGTGGCATTATAGCCGTCAATATCGGGCGGCGGGAGCAGAACACCCTTAACCCATATCAGAATTTTAGCCAAGCGCATTTACCCCCGTTCTGTATGTATTCTCCTTGTTCAGCTGTACTATCAGTCTGTAAAGCGTTTTACCGTCAACCTCACCCTTAGCAATAATGTTAAGACCTTTCAGAAACTCCAGTATCTCACGAAGCAGAAGTACGACTTCCGTCATATCTCCGCCTTCGCCGATGATGTCCTTGAGCTTTGACAGAGGCGCAATTACCTCCGGGTCTGTTCCTGCATTACGGTTATCACCGACCATTGCAAGCGTAGGCGCATACGCAAGACCGCCCTTTGCGAGTTTAGGTATCAGCGGAGGATTTTCAGGCATTGAGAAATGCCAGTCCTGACCGAACAAATCGCCTATTGCACCTGCCACACCGCCGATAGCGTCAACTATACCCTTAACTGCGTTGTAAATGCCTGTCCAGAGCATATTAATACCGTCGATTATCAGATTGATAACTCCTTTGATCACGCCCCAGATTGTGTTCCAGATACCGCTGAAAAAGTTGCATATTCCCTGCCAAGCCTTATTCCAGTCGCCTGAAAATACACCTGTTATAAAGTCTATCAGTCCGCCGAAGGTCTTAATAATACCGCCGATTATATCGCCGATAGCGGTAAATACAGTGTCAAAAACGCCTTTGACCGCCGCCAGTACATTTTTTATCGTGGGCCCCAACGTTTTCACGAACCAATCGACAAACGGCTTTAGAAAATTCCATACTGCTTTTACGCAATCCACGATTTTTGCGACAACGGCAACGACCTTTACATAGACAGGCTTTATTGCTTTGTCCCACAGGGATTTTATAAGGTCACATACCCACTGTATAACGGGCTGTATCCACTCTTTATAGACCGTCAGCACTGTATCACCGACTGAAGTTATAAGCGACTGAATAGCTTCCATCATCGGTTCGCCATACTGCGACCATAGCTTTGCCGAGGTTATCCACAAATCGCTCCATACGCCCTGCAAGGTTGTCAGTATCGGCATAACACCGGTTACAAAAACCTCGTCGAATATTGTCTTGACGGTTTCAAAGAGCGTCGTCATAACCTCTGCGGTCGCCGTCCACTGATCTGTCAGCAACGGTAGCACGGTTGTTATCATTGTGTTCAGCGAAGGGAAAATAACGTTATCCCACAGCTGACCGAACACAAGATTAAACGTATCTCCAAGCCCCGAAGCTATCGTTCCGATTGACTTAAACGCTGTCTGAAGCGCCGGAGTCAGATTATTTGTAAAATAGTTCTTGAACGGCTCGGCAAGAGTTGCCATATCACTCCAGGCCTTGCTCATATTATCCTTGAAGCCCTCTATAACGGGTGCGAATTTTTTGCCTATCTCCGCAAATATCGGAGCAAAATTTGTATCGAAATACTTTTTGACGTTTGCAAACTGCTTTTTCAGCAGAGCAAACCCCTTTTTAATCTGCTCACGAATCTTATTTCCGATACCCTCGGCTGTCTTATCGCCCTCGCTGTCAAGTGCAGAGAGATCAGAGGAGGAACTGTCGCTCTCGTCCTTTGAAGCAACATTCATCTCATCAAAACTTGCAAGGAAATGGCTGTTTTCCTTAGCCTTTTTTCCGACAGCTTCGACCTTTTTTGCCGCTTCAAGCGACTTTTTATACGTTGTGCCGAACAGCCCCGAAATAAAGCTCGCTATAGCTTTTGTTGCTGTGGCAAGTCCGGATGCCAATGTATTAAGCGCCGGCATGATAGCGTTTACTATAGGCGTAAACGCAACCTGAAGATTGCCTTTTATTTGCTTTACACTGTTGCCGAACTCCTCGTTTGCACCGATAGCGTCCGACATTACCGACTTTATGCCACGAAACGCCGCATAAAGCCCTGCCATAAGAAACGTAGATTTAAGTGCGGATTTGACACTTTTACCAAGTCCGCCTATTGTCTTGCCGAATCCACCGGCAGAAGTTTTTGCTTTGCCGAGCGATTTTTCAGCAGAAGCACCTACTTTTTTGACCGACTTTTCAAGGTTATCAACAGGTTTTTCTGCTCTTTTGAAATGGCTTGCAAAAGAGGAAGCCAGTTTTTTCACAGGAGCAATGACCGAGTTATTTACCGCCGTGCCTACCGTTTTCAACGTGTTTTTCACCTTTGAAACAGGCTGTATTATCTTGCTTGCCGCCTTATCGGCCGTTTCCAGCACCTGCTCAATCTTTTTACACCCCGAATCCAGTACGGCGGTAGTTTTTTCTACCGCACTCTGCACTTTTTCGTTTGATGCAGCAGCCTCTGTTACCGCTGTTTTAACCTGCAGCATTTTGTCTATCAGCATCGCTATGACAGGTAACGATTGCAGATTTATATTGTTTGTGCTTTCAGGTATCTTGTTTACCGCTTCGGCAGCCTGCCGTGCGGCTTCAGCCAGCTTTTTGGCTTCTGCATCCGCCTGCATTGCCTTATCTATCTTGGCTTTAGTAGCTTCGGACTGCTGCTGAAGTTTCAGCATACTTGTTTCAACAGCGTTTATTTTTTCTATTATGGCATTGCCCTTTTCGCCTGCCATGTCTTTATCAGACATTGCCGCCATTTCTCTGTTAAGCTGTTTCCACTTCTCCTGTGCAAGCTCTATTTTTTCGTTAGTCAGCTCAAGACTTTTGTTCAGACGGTCGATAGGTTCGGAAGGAATTTCAAAACTGCCGACATCAATTTCGGGGATCTCCTCTTTTTCTTTGGACTTCTTCTTATCGCTTTTCGGCTGATAGTTGTTCACGAAATCCATAGCTTCTTTGCTATAACCGGGTCCGAACTCGTACTTGTTATTTATCGCTTTGCCAAGACTTTCTGCTTCCTTTTCCGCTTCCTTTACAGGCTCGACAAGCGCCTTTTCCAGAGTTTCGGAAGCCTTTTCGGCACTTTCGGATATAGAGCTTTCAAGCGTCTTTCCTACCTCTTCGGCGGGCTTTTCGACCTTCTGCACAGCCTTTTCAACGCTCTGCGTCACGGTCTTTTCTACAGCCTTGCCGACTTCCTCAACAGGCTTTACAGCCTTATCGGCGGCTTTTGACACACTGTCGGTAAGTGCCTTTTCAGCGGTTTCACCGACCTTATCCCACTGCGACTGTATGCTTTTCTGTAAAGCCGAAAGCTGTTTGTCAAGCTCTGCGTCTATTATCAGCGACAGGCTGATAGTGCCTACTGACGCACCGTTTCCGTCAGCCATTTACTCACCTCCCCCGAATGCCTTTTTTATCATCATTTCAAGAGCCGTTATATCGCTCTGTATCTGTTTTGGAGTTTTCTCCGCAAGCTGTTTCTTCGCTCTGAATGCCGCCCACTCCCGCCGTATGCGGTTTTCATACGGCGAAAAGTGTTTGAGCATCTCCTTGTTATCCTCGCTTCGTATCCGCACTGTCTGACCGAGCGGAGTATCATTCATAATGCCGGATACAAGGCTCAGCCAGTCAGAATAGTGCAGATCGTCCTGCTCGGACGGCAGTATGTGATACTGTTTTGCTATCGACTGACGTATCAGCTCACGGTCATACTCGATGTCGTACCAGACTTCATTACTCGTGAAATCGCTCGGTATCTTCCTGTCCTGTCATGGCGGATATTACTATCTCGGACAGCTTCTGATATGCCGCCCACGGCATATTCATTTCGCTTATCTCCTTAGCGGCGGCAGGCTCGAACGCCAGCTTGAACATCTCGTCAATCTTTTCAATGTCCTTCTTATCGCCGTTATTGTAAAGTGCCATTACCTTCTTGACCGTCTTTTCACGATCGTCTACCTTGTAGACCTTTTCTCCGATGCGTATTTCGGGAACGCCTACGAGTAGCTTTTCATCAAGTGTGTACATCTTAGCCATTGTATTTTTCTCCTTTTATGCTTCTGCGTCTGTAAATGTAGGCTTGCCATCTGACATAATATCAAACGCAAGAGGTGCAACCGCTGTGGAATCGCCCGACTCCCACTCCGTCACGTTTATAACGCACGGTATCGTCAGCGTTGCGCCGCTGGGGAACGTCCACACTACAGTTGTGTGGCTGTCTGCGCCTGTCTTAAGTGCAAGTCCTGCAACATAATCGTTGCCTGCGTCACCGATGTTTCTCTTGCCGGATACGCTGACGGTCAGTGCCTTACCTGTCACAAGTCTTCTTGTCCAGCCTTCCTGATCGAACGGCTTCCACTCCTCGACATTGCCGTCAATGGAAACCGAAAAGCTCTCCATATCGGCAATAGTTACAAGATTCTCGGCTGTCGCACCTGTGCCGCCTGTCTTGTCAATCTTGAACTGATTTTCATATACGGGATATACTCCTGTTTTGTTAGCCATTGTTAATTACTCCTTTCGTAATAAACCGTCGCATCAATAACGTACTCGCAGATACCTCTTTCATCTCTGCCTGCGTTATGCGCCTCACTGCAACTCAAAAAGCCGACCGTGTGCCCCTCGGCAACATAGCCGTGTACATCGGTCAGCTTATCAAGTATTTCGTTTGCCGCACTCTCGGCTGTTGTCGGATTGTCCGTCCAGTGTATCAGTACGCTGATGTGCTTTTCAAGTGTTTTCGTGCAAGGCTTTCCGCCTATGCTGATTTTCTTAGGATAGGTGTTTCTTGACGCATACACGCCGATACACTTATCCTGATTTGCGTCTATACAGCCTGCATATACATTCTCTATGCCGAGAACATCAGCAAGCATATCGGCTGTTTCAAGTAACGTCATACGCCTGTTTTTTCCTTAAAAATTTTTGTGAATGAGTTTTTGACAAAATCCTTTTTGTCACCTGTTATGTACGGCTCAAGCCAGTGATCAGCCCTGCCGTTGCGGAATTTCAACTTTTTGTCGGTTACTTCTTTCTTTACACCACTTTTAGCCCAAGCGCTTTTGGTATTCGGATCAACCATAACCTTACCATAGTATAGGTAACGTGAATACAAAGCACTGTGGTCAATCGTGGCGATAACAGTATTACCGCTTTTTTCCGAACGAACAAATATACCGTTGATAAGGTCGCCTTGATCAAGCGGTGCTGTGTTCTGTACTTCGGTCACTACCTGTTCCATCGCCGCTTGCGCACTGTCAATGACGGCTTTTTCTATCTTTGCTATAGCAGCCTTATCAAGCTTTACGGTTACTTTTATCACTATATCAGCTCCAGTCTTGTGTAATTTACCGTCCCGTCGGGGTTTTTAGCCTTTTCCGAGCCGTATATCTTGTACTCTCTGCCGCCTATCTCCACAGCTCCGTCAATGATCGGGCTGTCGGGAGCAATATCACCGCAGAAAAGAGCCTCGCCAGACAGCGTTATCAGCTGTTTTTCCGCAGAGAGCTTCTGCCGTGCTTTTTCCGAATGGAAGCACTTGCCCTCAAAAATGACCGTCCGCTTCTTCGAGCCGTCACGGTTAAGTCCGTCTGTACGATACACAGTACAAGGCGTTGTACAAACCCTTTCGGGTACAAGTTTCGGATATTTCATTATAACCCCCTGTAGCAAAGCCCTGTCTGCAATAGCGTGTTATAAATCTGCCGTGTTGTAGTGACACCGCAGTAATTTATAACCTTCGAGCTGTCAAATGACATTGACACACCGCTGATACTATAGGAACTGAGCGGACTGTCAAGCAGCTCGGCATTTTCAAAAACAAATGCTGTCTGCTGTGACAGTGCCAGCCTTACCTTATCCTGCTGAAACGCTGTCAGATTATTAAATCCTATAGCTGTTATGCGGTTGAAGGTCAACGTGTCGATGTCGCTCTCCGCCCTGTTTTCAAGGGCGTTGTACTGCTGTTCGGTTATTGAGCTATCGGGGCATAAGGTCTGAAATTCCGCAAAAGTGAGGTACATTAAGCCTCACCCTTTTTTGTCTTTGCCGCCTTTATCTGAGCAAGCTCATCACGGAGCTTTGCTATCTCCGCCTGAGCCTTTTCATATTCGGCATACGGCACGGTAGCCTGCGGAGAATGCTCCACAGCCCCGTTATCGCCGATGATGTCATACCCCTGTGCAAGGTATGACTTCTTCTCGGCTTCCGTGATAGTATACTGCTTGTTTGCCTTTACTGCTACCATAGTTACCTCCTTAGTATGTTACGACTATAGCCTTTGCGTTGCCGGGAGCGGTATTGAATGTTATCACGCCCGATGACTTGTCATAGCTGTAGTCTGTTGTCGCTGTGCCGTCCACAGTTACGCCGATGAGCTTTTCGGGCTTGTCGGTCACTGTGAATGCAGTTGTCGTGCCGTTACCTGCAAATGTCTGCGTCAGAGCAGATACATTCATGATACAGCCGTCAACAAACAGGTGATCTATCGCAAATGTACCGTTGTACTTGCGGTTCTGGTATAGATAGTTGTCTGCCGTTCTGCTGTCAGAGCCGGGAGCAAACAGATGTATATATGCGTACTTATCTCTCGACACCTGGCATTCGGGGTCAATGAGAATGTAGTTTATCTGCTTTGCGCCGACACCGGGCTTACAGCCGTCCGTGAAGTCGTACACGGTCTTGAAACGAGCTGAGGGAACAGTAACGATATTGCCTATATCGTCAACGGAATGGATACGTCTGTCGATACCGCCGCCGCTCTTGATGTCGAGCGTTCTCTGAATACCCTCTGCGTTCTTGAGTATCGTCTTATAGTCTGCGGTGACATAGAGTATCATTCTGTCAAGAGGTACGCCCTTATCTTCAAGTGTCTTGAGGTTCTCGTCAAAGTCCTTGAGGACATTCTCAATCGTGAGCTTGTCGTGCTTTATTGTTGCACCCACTCTTACAGCCTCTGCATACAGCTTTGAGAATGTATAGCTGTCGTGTTCAGGAATTGCCTGCGTCCTGTCGAAACGGCTCTGAATGTTCGCCAGTGATACAACGGTATCGGTTTCGTCAAAGTCCATAGGATCTACTACGAACTCGATAGAACGGTCGTGATCGAGCGTCTTTGTTTCGTAGTTGTTCTCGTATGTACCCTGAGGGAAGCCGAGCGATGCTCTTGTGTGGTCCTTATAGCCGGATACCGACAGAGTGGGTATCTTGATTGTTTTCCCGCCTCTGAGCTGAATATCGGAATTTGAGTGATAGAGAGCGTCGGCCTTTGATTCCTGACCGTAAAGCTCTCTGAGCTGATTGGTATACTGTTCAGCATAGTTGATTGTGTTTGACATTTTTACACCTTACCTTTCTTACTTCTTTTTCTTGATACCGAATGCGTTATCAAGTCTGCTGTTGTCGGGCTTTTCTTCCTTGTCGGAACTGCCTGCTCCGACCTTGAAGCCGCCCTGCTTCTTGCTGTCGCCCACGTCAGCCTTCATATCGGGATATTTCTTGACTACTGCCGACAGTGCCGAGTTGATGTCCTCATTCTTGCCGGACTTGACGTAGCTTTCGGCAATAGCCACAGCATCGTCCATACAATCGGGCTTTACACCGAGCGACATTGCGGCTATCTGTGTTTTCAGCCTTAAAATCTCCTCGTCCTTTGCATCGGGAACGGCAGGAGCTTCGGGGGCAGGCTCAGATTCGGGCTTATCCGCCTTTTCTTCGGGCTTATCGTCCTTCTTGTCCTCTGCCTTGCTCTCATCGGGCTTCTCTGCCATGCCGTTATCGTCCGTCTGCTTGTTTTCGGCGGGCTTCTCTTCGGGCTTGGGCTCGTCCTTCTGTTCCGCTGCGGGAGCGAGCTTCTTCTCCTCTTCGGGAGTTTTCTTTTCGGGTTCCATTGCTTTTCCTCGCTTTCTTTGATTTTGGGTATAAAAATACCGCCCTTTTTAAGAGCGGTAAAATTATTAAGTTTGGTTCTGATTTGCACCGAACTTCACAAAAAACGGCTGTTTTTGCAAAGTTTGTGTTTAAAATCAGCTATAATTGCAAATAAACACTGCAAGTTAACGTTTGGCTTGATAAAGCCGTTTGTTATATCGTTAGTGCGTACTATGCAAGTTAAAATCAAGTGCAATCAATTGCACACGGGTATAAGAAAACCGCTCACTGCTGTGGGCGGTTAGGTCAAATATCAATATTAACTATTCGTCTTCTTGCTGTTTTGCGGTTGAAATCTCGTTCCCATTCTATCGCCGCACGGCGTATATCTTCGGGTGCGTCATCTTTTAAAAAGCGTCTGCCTTCTGGGAATTTTAGCTCTGTCCATTTAGCAATCTCTAATGGCATTTCCTGCATATTATACACCTCCTGTAATTATCCTGTAAACGGTCTTGATCGTTTTAGACTGTTTTTTAGGGTTTAGATAGCTTGCAGCCACACATTCAGAAATAAACTCATCAATATCATCGCATATATATGATGACGGCATAGAAAAACCATCTTCATTTAAGAACGCTTTTTTGAATATCAATGATATTTTTAAGCGCTTGTCATTCCAATCCTTATCATACAACCGATGATGAAGCTGTATTGCATGACCTATTTCGTGCCTCATAGCGTGTCTTGGATGTCCTGTAGACCACTTACCGGCTTTATATTTCTCTTGTGCAACACTCGCCATAATCTTCAAACCGTTTTTCTTTTCAGCGTGGCGAAGAGAAATCCGCTGACTATTGTCATTATAAAGACCTTCGTCTTTAGAAACAACCGTCAATACATTAACGCCGGACACAGTATCAATCTCGCCATACATTTCAACAGCTTTCTGATATTCCTCGTTAAAAGCTTCTCTTACTTCTGCTGTAACCTTAGGCTCAAAAGAATATTCATACTTGTACGGTTCAGTGGTGTTGTCACCTATAAAGTGATCAATATTATCCTCTTCTATTATATCACTTTCATCCGAATTGTCAACAGTATCGTCTGTAAAATTCTGTACGCTTTCTTCGCTGTCTGCCGTTGCTTCGACAGGCTGTTTTACAGTTTCCTGTACGTTTTCTGTCGTTTCGGCAGTTTCATCGGCTTCATCAGTCGTAGCCGCAGTCGGCGTATCGTCTGTTTCTTCGTTGCTCTGAACTGTCTTTAAAGGCTCAGGCTGTACAAAATTCATTGTATTTTCGTTATTTTCCGGTTCAGAAACGTTATTATCCGGCTGAGGAATATTAGGCTCTTTATTTGTCGGAACAGGATTTTTGCTTTCGGTATCGGTAGCTTTAACAGGCGCTTCTTCCGTTCTCGGTGCTTCCTGCTTCGGCTCACCCTTACCGCTGTAGATCTTCTCCCTTGAATAATCTCTGCGGAGAACATCGTCATGCTCTTTGATAAATTCTCTGAGCTTACCTTGCTCCTCACGGAGCTTACGCTTATACTCCTTGACCTTCTTCTCGTCCTGCGTGCCTTCAACCTTGCGTTTGAGCGCTCTTATCTTGCGCTCCATAGCCCGTTGCTTTTCTTCGAGCTCTCGCTGTTCCCGTATCTTCTCGGCAGGAATCGGCTGAGGTATCTTTGTAAGCCCCTCTATGTACTGCCCCATAGTATGACGGCAGTTAGGGTGGAACAGCCCGCCTCGGATTGCCACAGACAACAGCATAAACCACTTGTCACAATAGTTTGACTTGCCGAAGTCGCCGCTTCTCTCGCCGTTCCATATTGTGAATACATCATCAATGTAAACCTTGCCCTGATACGGCTCGCAGGTTTCTGAGCAGCCTCCGTACTGCGATATAAGCACAGTGTCATAGCCAAGCTCCGCAAAGCGTTTAGCCGCACCCTGCAATGTTGCCCTTGTGGACGTTGTGCGCAGTGCCATACGCACATAATCGGCAATATTAACTCGCCTGCCGTCAGCGTATACAATGCAGTTTATGCCCTTGTCGAGAAAGTCCCTTGTTGCAAGGTCGATTGCTTCATTAAGCGTAATTGAGCCTGTGCCCATCATAAGCTGTACCTTGTTCAGCGTTGTGCGGTAAACATCGTCCATATTACGCACAGCGGCGGTAAGGGCGGTCTTTTCAAGCGTTGTTACGTCTTCCATCAGCTTATCCATCTTCGGCTTATTGACCCCGAAAAAGTGATCATCGGGTATAGCTGTCGGCGCTTCGGGCGGCTGAGGCTGTGCCGGAACATCGGGAACATTGACACCGCTTTCCGAAACATCAATGACCGACTGCTCCGCTGTATGCTCTCCCTCGTGAAACTGATCCGTCATAAGCTGTCGGGTTTCATCGTCAATAACATCTACATATTCGTCCGCTATCTGAGCGTTCTCCTTGCGGAAATTGTCAATGTTATTGAGCTTTTCAGCCTGCCACGCAGACCATTCAAAACCTTCTTTTTCTTCTTCGGCTTTGTGCCGTGAAAGATTGCGTTTCAGCGAAGCAATGAGCCTTAGCTCTATCTCTTCAAATATCTTTGCAATATCTCTGAAACTAAGCAAGCTCATCACCTACCGCAGATGTCGCACCATCGGCAAGCCCCTTTTCCTGCATTATACGCTTGACTTCACCGGCTTTCCATTCGTCCTCTTTTGATGATCCCCACAGCTCCTCGACCTGCGTTTCGACCGACATAATGCCGTAGGTACTTGCCTTGCCGACTGTTTCTACACGGCTGTCAAAGTCGGGTGCGCCGTACTCACCGAAATCAACGCTTACCTCATATTCTTCGGGGGCTTTGCCCTGCATATTGTCGTATGTTTTTAATACAGCCGACACAAGCTCAGGCAGAGCCTTTTCAAGCGCTGTCGTTATTGTGTTCCGGGTGTTGCCGGTTACATCCTTCTTCTCTCGCTGAGCGTCCGCACTTGACATCTTGCCGACATCAATACCGAGTGTTGCAGGCGATACAAGTCCTTGTAGGCACATCAGCAGGCAGTTTGTATACGATGATACAAATGCATCATACTTTATGTCGGGCTGGACTACCTCAATCTTCGGGGTAACGCCCTCCTGTAACGGCTGACTTATCGTGATGTAATTGTTGCCGAACTGGTTGAGCTTTCCGACCGAGCCGTTCTCGGCATTGCGTGGTATCATATTATCGGGTATGTACTGCTTCACACGTCCCATTCTGATTGCGTCCCACCACTGTGAGATAACCTCGTCCAGAGCGTCAAAACAATCGGATTTACCGCCGTCGAATATACTCTTGCCCCTGCCCGGATATTTCTTAGAAGCGTAAAACTTCAGCGGTACAGCCATTATATAATCCCCGGCAAACTCTACTCGTTGTTCTATGCCGACAAGGCAAGGAACACTGTCAAGGCTCACCTCGTGACCGCTGTGGTCGTACAATCGGCTTTCAATGTACCCTCTGCCGTAATGCTCCTCAAGCTGATATATCCTGTTGCCGTCTTCGTGGGCACTGCGGAAGATAACTTCTGACAGGACACCCCTCAGATAGCAATATTCAATCTTGTCGGCTCCCACAAATTCAACAATAGGCGTTAAGGACAGCGTATCATCGACCGAAATCTTGAAAGCGCCGTCACCCTCAACGAGCGTATCTACTATTGCCTTTCCGACAAGTGCGGTAAAGTCCGTGTTCTGCGATATATCCTCAAATGCCGCTCTGCCTTTTTCGCCCTCGACCGCTATATCGTCCATATCCGAATAAACGATATAGGCGAGCGTATCGGCTATAATGGCAGGCAAGCCGCTGTGTATCTTGCGGACTTTCTCGTTATCGGGAACGCTCCCCCAGAAAGAATTTGTGCCGCAGCCGAGCTGCTTGAAGAACTGCGACAGCTCATAAGCGTCACCCCTGTACCACAGCTTCGCCCGGAGAATGTCCGCCATAAGCCCCGTTCTTTCGTTCAGGACAAAGGTTTGCTCCGATGCGGGATTTATATTGAGCCAGTTCAGAAACATCTGTCTGACTTTCTCTCCTATGTCAAATTTCATCTGTTTTCACGCTCCCTATAAGTGATTTGAACGGCAGCCAGGCATACTGGCAGGAATTTATGCAGTGATCGTTGCCGTCCTCCGGCTCTGCCTTATCCTCTTTCCAGCTGTATATGTTAAGCTCCGCTATGTAATTTTTGCAATGTTCCAGGATATAAAAATCACCTGCCGCCAGCCACGCTGACTGCAAGTGAATACGGTCGATTATTTTCGTTTTCTTGAACGCAGGTATGAAGTTATACAGGCTTCCCGAAAGCCGCTTGAACTTCTGACATTCGAGTATCGTTGCCTGATCTGCGCTGTCTATGTAGACATCTTTCGCAAAGCCCCACAGCTTGCGATTTCTTTCAAGAAAATCGGTAAAGATTTTCGGAATATCGGACGGTGTAAGCGGTATCTGACGGTCACGGTTGTTGTATGTTTCCTCGTCAAGCGTTACGCATTTGCGGTCCGTCGTGATTCCCACAAACGTAAATGCTATCGTATCAGGTGAAGACTGCGAGTAGGCTGTATCTAAACCCGCCGAGAACCGCTCGAATTTAAAGCCTTGTGCCGTACCGAGTGAAATTATATTACGGGGTTGTAAATCGAAAACAAGCCCCGTTGCACGCCCTCTCAAGCCCAGTATCTTGTTCTTGTACAGCTTAGTACCCTTCGGGGCGGCAAGCATTTTTCGTTGTATGTCCTCATCGGTCAGCGAAAGATTATCACGAAAAGTAAAGAACCAGTACCGCCAATCCGGCACAGGTTCTTCCGTAAGCTCTTTCATTATTTCATCCGGCACATCACAGGCGTATTTTTTGTATGGACGTGAACGGTTGACAAACTCTTTATACACCGGCAAGCCCGGATCATCGGGGTTCAGGGTAGCCATAAGGTAATCATTTCGGGTAGACATCTCACGGACGAACTCTATATCGGCGGTATTTATCTCGTCGATATAGACGCACCCGAACTGAGCGCCGAGTGCCATCTGCCATTTATCCTTGTTGTCATATCCGAGAACATAGATTATCTTGCCCTCAAACTTGATATGCGGCAGTTTATAATCCTTATCGCCGTTGCCGAAATACTTTGCGTTTGCGTGAAGGTCAAGAATGCCGTTGTCCTGCTGAATAATCGTTTCTTCTGCCTTGCCGGTTGTCTTTGCGGCGATAACGTGGAGCTTCTTTCTACTTGCCGACACCATACGCATGAACTTTACGCCTGCGCCGACGGTTGTCTTTCCTGAGGCGGTAGTACCTTCGAGAAAGTCCGCTGTCACATTATGCACGCTGTTGATGAAGTCGATATATTTTTGTGACAGAGGAAAACTACTCGTCAAGCCCCTCACCGCCTATCTGAGCGAAAACGTCCGAAAGCTTTTCAGAGGTCTTGACCTCCGCTTGTATCTTAGCCACATACTCCCCCGTCATCTTATTCAGCGTGTCTATTGCCCGTATCCTGTCCGACAGCT